ATGTCGGAACCCCTATCGACCGAAGAACTGATGCGGCTGGACGCTGAACTGGCGGCCCGCGTGGTGCGCAATCCGCCGCCGCACCCCAGCCTGCCGGCGACGCCGGGGCCGGGATCAAACGTCGCCTATGTGTCCAAGGAAGAGAACGACCGCCTGGTCAGCGCCGCTCTCGCACTGGGCATGGGCCAGTTCGTCAAGATGACGGCCGACGAAACGCACAGGTTCGCGGCCCGCCTTTCGCGGCGATGACCAGCTCGCCCTACCTCTCTGGCGTCTCAGGCCGGATGATCGACCTGCCCCATCGCGGCAATCAACTGGTCGTTCAGTGCAAGGGATGCGGCCGGGAAGCCTATATCTCAGGCCGCGAGATCGTCACCCGGTTCACGAAGTGGCTGCCCGCCCAGGTCAGCGAATGGGCCGCGACGCTTCACTGCGGCACCTGCCAGTCCCGGCACGTCATGGTCTATTCGAAGCGAGACCCAGGCGGCGAAGGCTTCCACGTCTCGACTGCGGAGCCGGGCCAGATCATCTGGGCGCGGCGGCTGAACGCATGGCTGAATGAGGTCGGATCGGACATTTGGGAGCATCGCCGCGTCATCACCGGCTTGTGCGCAGATGAGGATTTGGCGAGGGCGGGGATCAGGCCGTTTCGAGTCCCAGAAGCGACAGGCGGCCCTACCTAGGAGAGGAGACCGCCCGTCGCACAGGGTGACGCAGTTGCCGGGCCGTCACCCCTCTGGCCGGCTCCGGCTCCATAACCATGCAGGCCCATGGCAGTTCCTAGTGTCAGAGACACGACAAAGCCGCCGCCCTACGAGAGGACGGCGGCTCCGCGGTCGAACTGACGGCTCTTCGCATACGGTCAGACTCCACAATCGCGGAGGGTCGTGTCAGGTTCCGATGTGGCTAATGTCGGGTTGAACAGCGTGGGTGGCGCTACCCAGGAATTCGCATTGAATGCGCGATGACCTTCGCGGCCAAGTCCACACCGATGTCTTTCGCTACGGCGAGAACTCCCTTTCCCAAACCCTGAAGATAGTTCAGCGCAGTGAGATTGGGCTGATCTGCTGACCTGATCGCCATCTCGATCGCCCTAATTTTGCCGTCGCCAGCCCCACGCACCTGGAGAGCGACCTGTAGCTGACGCAACTCCGCTTTCAACATCGTCAACTCAGCCTTCAGCTGGGACGCGTCTATATTCGTGACTGTGATGTGTCGAACATCGCCACCATCGGCGACTGCGTGAATCAGCGTTGCGAACGAATCGATACGAACATTGTCCAACGTGACGTGTTCGACTGAACCGCCGTTCCTCGCCTCGATTTGTACGAACGCTGGGTTGCGGGCATCAGTCATGGCGGTCCCAACCGTTGAATACACCGAAGTTAACCTACAACCTCACCATCCATAGCAAAAGGCCCGCCACCCTTTCGGATGACGGGCCTCGATAGCGGAGCCTGAAGGCTCGACGCTGAATGACCCTCGGTCAGACCGATGGCGTCGGTAATGCCGACGGCGTCTAACCCGGTCGGGGCGGCACGGCCGGCGGCGGACAGTTCAGCCCCTTCATCCCCATGGCGTCGAAGAACCGGCAGAGGCGCGAGACCTGGGCTGCGAGCCGATCCCCACGCGTCTCGATGGCGATGTCGTGGGCGTCCAGCGCGGCTTCCGAAAAGATGGCCTCGGGCGCCAGGACCGGCTTGGGCTCAACCGCCAGGTCCGCACTCGGCGGGAAGGCTGGTGTTCCCTTGCTGGCGCAGCCGCTCACAAGCGAGACGGACGCGGCGAGCGCTAGGGCGAGCATCAGGGAGCGAGTTGACCGCATCGGAGAGTTCCTTTTCGCGGGCGTTGATGATGATGGTGTCGGTTGCGCGCTCGCCAGCGGCAGTTTCCCGCGCGCTAGAGGCCATCGCTTCGGTCTTGGCTGTGACTGAGGCCTGATGGTCCCGCTCGCCCTGTGCGGCCCTGTGAGCGCAATAGGCGCCGAACAGCAGGAAGGCGGCGAGCAGGGCGACGGCGATCCAGCCCTTGGGGCTGAGCATGCCGGGGATACGGCGGATGAAGGCGAGAGCGATCATCGGGCGCTCCGCTTCGCATAAGCTTCAGAGAGCAGCCGGGCGTAGAGATCGACCTGACCGGCGCCATTGTAGCCCTTTGCAAACACCCGCCAGTCCTTGCGGAGAAGCGCCGGGATCAGGCCGTTCGCCTTGATGAAGGCGAGCATTGCCCCCAGCTGGGCTCCTTCGCCCTTCGCCATGGCCAGAACGAAGTCCCAGACCGTGTCGAAGCCGCAGGCGGCGTGGTTGAAGCCCATGACCTGCCCGAGCCCCCACGAGGCGCTTTTCATGGCTTCGGCCGGCGCCAGGGCGCAGGCGGACATCATCTGGTCGTAGCGGCCGGTCTGTGTCGACGGATAGGGCCGCGTCTTCCACTTCGGATAGCTGATGTCGGGGTGCGATCCGTCGAACCGCCGCTGGGTCAGCCGCGAGAAGATATGCGGCTCGTAGAGGATGACCGGAAGGCCCGTGGCGACGGACATCCCCCGGCCCTTGCTCTCGACGTCATAGACGGTGCCGACCAACTGGGACGATAGGCCATAGGCCTCAGCCTGGCGCTCGATGTCCGCGGGCGTCACCGGATCCGTTGGTCCCGACAGCACCTCTCGGAGCGCCGCGCGGGATTTCGGCCCGAACTGCCCGTCGACGGCAATGGGCCGGCCGGCGGACACGATGAGGCCTTGGAGCGTTTTCACGTCCATGGGGCAGTCTCCAGATTGTGAGGGGTGGCTTAGGGCTTGATCTCTGGCGGCTGGGACGCCGCCGCCGCGTCGATCGCGCGGTTGGCCATGTCTTGCTGGCCAGCGTTCACGACTTTGGCGAAGTAGAAGCCGAGGATCAGCAGCATGCCGTCCTTGAACAGGCCGACGATGGTCTCGACGCTGTCGCGGTAGCTGGCGTCGATGTGCTTCCCGACCAGGGCGATCATGGGCGTGTAGGCGAGACATCCGACGAGGAATCCCAGCGCCAGGATGGTTGTCGTCTGCGGCATAGGCGGGATGCGGATCACGATGGGCAGCTTCATCTCATCCTCCGACGCGGGCATGGGCTTCGATCACGGCTTTGAGCTGCCGGATCTCGCCCTCTTTCTGAATGGACGTCTCAAGGGCAGCGTCGCGCTCGGCGCGCAGACGGACGACGTCGTTGTGAGCGATGTCGAGCTGGGCCTTCTGGTCCGCAATCAGGCGATCCTTCACAGCCTCCCGCGCCAGCACAGCCCGAACCTCGCCTTCGGCTTCTGCCACCCGCTGACGGAACTCGTTGAGGGTGTCCTGCATCCGCTCGATCTCTTCACGAAGCGAGGCGGTCGTGCCTGTGAAGGCGTTCGCCAGCGCACCGATCACCGCCGCTTCGCCGGTCGCCTCATCCTTGGCGGCCGTGGCAGCGACCGCGCGGCGTGACGGACGACTGGCCAAGGCGGTCAGCGCGCCGCCGAGACCCAGCGCCCCCAGCAGCGATATCAAACCCGTCCACGACGTGATCGGGGCGGCAATCTCTTCAGGCATCCGCCCCTCCAAATACTCAGGCCGTGTGGAAACAGCCGGCGGGCGGCTTGCGGGAACCGCGCGGGTCCGTGGGGCGCTTCCACCTCATGGACATGAACGCAGCGCTCTTGGTGGTTTTGATCGCAGGCGTGATCCTGGCGGCGTCACCCGCTGGGATCACAAATGCGCTGCACGGACGGCCGCGCGACGAGGACGGCGAGAGTGGCCGATGGAGCTGATCTGGCTATTCGTCGGCGCCGTCGTGCTCGTTGGCGCTATGTGGGCATTGAATGACGCCATCACGAAACCCACCCGGTCGACCGACAGGGACGTAGATGGTGAGCCTGATGAGGGCGGTCCCAACGAACTCTAGCGCGCGGCCTTGGGCGGGGGGCAGGTAACGGCCGCGAGTTGCGTTTGCGCGAGGGCGCCGCTAGCTGTCGCGCTCGAAAGGGAGCCTGACAGCCTTGGACAGAATGGACCACATCGGCGGATACCGGGGCGAAAGCCACCTGGTCATCCCGCGCCCCGGCTCGAAAAAGCTGATCGTCATTTTCTCCGGCACCGGAAAGCAGGGTGCCCGCTTCGACTTCTGGAATGTTTCGCAACAACTTCGCTGCAACGTCTTGCTGGTCAACGACGCGAAGAACGGCTGGTACCAAGACGGGGTGCGAAGCCTCGGGGCCCGGATCGACCACACCGCCGGTGATATTGAAGTCTGGGCAGAGCGGTTGGGTTGCGACCGGATCCACATGACCGGATCAAGCATGGGGGCATACGGAGCTATCCTCTTCGGCTCCATGCTCAATGCGGACGTCCTCGCTTTCGGCGCTGATACACGGCTAAAGCTCACGCACAGTCGAAGCGAAAAAATGATGCCTGACTCGGTGCAGGTTCGCGTGCCCGACTTGCGCCCCGTGATCGCCAAGTCGAAAGCTCGCATTCAATGCCTGGTCGGAGAGGCCGATCCATTGGATATGATCGGCGCCGCACACATTTCCAGCCTGCCGCAAGTGAGGGTGACGGCGCTTCGAGGCGTTGATCATTTTGGGCCTAGACATATCCAGCGTGTCAGCGATCTGGCCGGCCTTCTGAACGCCTTCGTAAACGACAAGCCTCTGCCGAAAATTCGCTTCCAAAACGCCTTCGGGCCGGGCGCGAAGCGGATTTATCTGACCCATGACGCCTTCATGCGGAAGGACTGGCCCGAGGTCGAGCGCTTGGCCCGCCTGACGCACCAGGTCGCACCTCACAGCGAACCTGCCCATTACTATCTCGGCCGCGCAGCGATGGCGCAAGGCGACCTAGATCGTGCGCTTGCCCATCTGGGCTTGGCGGTGGCTATGACGCCGCACTACATGGAAGCCCATCTCCACCTCATCAACGCGCTCTGCATGGCGGACGCTCCCGAACGCGCCATCACCGTCGGCGAAGCGTTCGTCGAGGCATGGCCGAAGCAGGCTCGTGGCCATGCTTACCTCTCAAACGCCTACCGCCTGGGCGGTTTCAAAACCGCCGCCATCCGATCAATTCAAGATGCGATCGCCATCCAGACCAAACCAGAGTGGGAGAAGAGACTGAAGTCTCTTCAGGACGCCGACTCCGGTCAGGACATCCGAAATGTTTGACGATGACTTCGACGGTTACAACCGCATGCCCGTGGCAAACGATGAGTTTGGGTGCGAAATCGACGACTTCAGGTCACTCCCTGCAGACGAGATGAAATATACGCTGGCGAACCTGCTGGGCGCCCAGATCACCTCAGCGACCTATGAGCCCCAGACAGGATGCATACTGCTCAGCATCGGTCACTTCATGACCATCAGGTGCGGCGCGATGCACGTGAAGCCAGGGCTGCTTTCAGACCCCATAGGCCATTAGGCGACACCCTCAACCAAATCCGTACGATCGTTGATCCGACGCATCTGCGCTAGCATCGCCGCCTGCTCCCCAGCGCCCCAGGTGCCGGATGTCGTGATGATCGCCGCGATGTCGACGGCTTTCGTATAGGTCGCCGATCCAGGCGCGATCCGGCCGCCGATCGAAAGGTTTTGGCTTCCGATATTGCGACCTCCAACCAACGCCGTCGGCGTGGGCGTCGGGGCGCCGCCGTCGGCCGTCAGGTTGTTCAAGCTGATGGTCGTCTCATCGATCTGGGCGCGGAAGATGCGCCAGGGCGCATGGCTGGTGACGACGCTCGCTTGGTTGGTCTTCACGCCAACACTGTCATAACCCACGGCCCGGATGCTCGTCGTGGCGTTCATCTCAATGCCGAAGCCCCGCACCTGCGTGTTGCCATAGGTGCCGGCGAGATAACCCAGGTTCGGATTTGCGCCGAAGCCCCCATCGCTGGACCGCCCCAGGATGAGGATGGTCATGCGCTCGGTCTCGGGGATGTTTGTCAGCAACGGACCATCCGGGGCAAAGCGCCAATAGTCGTCAAACACAGTTGGAAGCGTGCCTGCGAGGACGTTGACGTTGGCTCCGTTCATAGCCCCCGGCGCTCTATTTCGACGACCGATCTCCCGCGCTTCGCTGTCTGATGCGCCAGGAGGGCGACCAAAAACATATACTCCGGTCACGTTCGCAGGCACGGCTGGCTGGAAGTCGCCAGTCAGCGAGAAACGGGGATCGAGGGCCTCGATATACATATTCAGAGCCATGTTCAGGCCTCCGGCATAGGTTGAGCGGTGACAGGCCCACGGGCCATGGGGTTGCCGAGATCCGGCTTGCCGACCCAGCCCGGAATGTCTTCCAGATAGCGGCCCAGGCCATTGGCCTTAGGATCGTCCACATATCCGCCAGCATAGACGGTCTGGTTGCGGCTGAAGGGCAGATCGAACGGCACAGCGACATCGAAGCTGTCGCGGATGTTTGTCAGCCCAGGATAGCTGGGCAGGCTCCGCTTGCCGGTCTTGCAGAGCGGATAGGTCGCGATGGGCGCGACCGTCTCACCCTCGATTAGGAAGCGATAGCCCGGCACTACGCGCGCCGCGATGATCGGGTTGTCTGCGCCGGCTTCGCTCTCAAACGACACGCCCAGCCCTGCCAGGAAGACGGTCTCGACCCCCATGACCATGGGGCATTCGCGCAACGGCGGGAACTTGTTGGGCACGACCAGCAGAAAGCGATTGCCTTCGAAATAGCATTCGTAAGGGAACGGCAGCCAGTAACTCTCGCGGCGCTCCAAAATGTAGTGGGCGGCGACCGCGGCGCGAATGCCCATGAGGACATTGCCCGCCAGTGTCGGGTGTGCATCCCCGGCGTTGGGGTGGGGCGCTGCGGCGTAGCGGAATGAGGAGACCTCATACTTCGCGGACACCAGGAACTTGTTGGCGTTCGCGCCGGTGATGTCGGTAGCCATCGTCAGTTGCTGACTGGCCGCGATCATTGCAGCCGAACCGTAACCGGGGCCGCCGACCTGATGCATCAGGAAGGCCGGCCGCGCACTTTGACCCCATGCACTTTGCATGAAACCGTACAGGTTGGCGTCGAAGGCTTGGACGGCTGCGGCATAGCCAGCGGTCCCCGCGCTTTCGTCGGCCTCGCCGTGGTTGAAATCGATGTAGGCGCAGTTCTTGTCGTCGGGGCCAGTGGCGCTGGCGAAGATGGTGATCGCGCTTTGCGCCCTGGCCAGGCCATCGCCGGCGCCGACCTCCGCAATCGAACCGTCCGTCTTCGCGTGGTTCATCGCCACCGTGTAGAAGGTCGGATCGACGACGTTGTCTTCATCTCGCCAGTCGCGGCGTAGATAGGCGAACACCACCTCGCGCGCCGTTTCCGGCGTCCCGCCGCGCGCGTTGTCGGGATAGGCCCCGGCCGCGACCTGAGATGGCGTATAGATCAGGTCCGTATTGGTTGGGCCGACGAAGTGTTCAGCCAACGGGGTCAACGCCCTGCTGTCCCCACCGAAGGCGACATAGACCGGACCAGCATTCACACACCGGCTTTCAGGACCGATTGACCGAGCGTCAAACACAAGGCCCTCGCGAGCGATCACCTCGGCCGTCAGGAAAGTGCGGGCATTGTCCGATCCCGCTGAGAAGGACTGTCCAGACTGGAACACCAGGTTGGCGCCGAGTTTGATCGTGGCGAGGCCGGACACGTTCTGTCCATTCAGCCGCGCCGCTTCAGCCGAACCGCGGCCCTCGGCGAAAGCATAGTGTGCGGGCGACCACAGCGCCTGGGGCACGGTGTCCGACGCCGCCATATAGCTGGCGCCGGAGAAAAAATAGTGCCTAAAGCCGGCGGCGTCCTGCACGTAAATCCGACCAGCCAGCCCACCGACAACTTCCAATGTCAGGTCGGGAGACTCGATCCGCCGGACGGCCTCATTAAAGCGAACGCCGCCCGGACCCAGGGGTAGCCTGAATCCGGCGGCGTCCTGGACATAGACCTCAACCGACTGAGACGCGCCGCCAGAAGGCTGCAGGAGGTTGTCGATGGCCTCACCGAGCGTCTCGACCTCGGCTTGGACGGATGTGTAGTTCGGATCTTGCGCCGTCTGGATGAAGGCGATGGCGTCCGATCCCACGGCCGGGGCCATGGCGTTGGTGCAGGTCCAGGACGTGCCCGACCGGGCCGCGCCTTCGCGGACAAGGAAAGTCGCCCCTGGAAACTCCGACCCCTCGTTCATGTCGGTCGCGCGCGCCGCCGATCCCGAGGCCGGGGCGACATAGACGCCGTTCTGACTGGCGTTCGTTTGCCCGACCAGGGCGACGCGATCGCCGGTCGCCAGCGTCACGCCGTCATGCGTCGATCCGTTCGACAGGGCCGTCAAGGCGACGTTCGCCGTAAGCACCACGCGGACCGGATCGATCCGCCGCAGTCCCGTCGTCGCCGTCTGCACGGCGGCGTCGATCGCGGCGAATAGCGCGCGGCCTTCAGCCTTATCGGGATCATAGAGCGCGCTCGAACCCGGCGCTATGCTGTCGCGCAGCCATGCCGCGCCCTGGTCCTTGATCTGGCCCATGGATCACTCCGTCTCGATTGTGGTGGTGGGGTCAGGCCGCGCCGACGGCGGCCAGGTAGTCGTTCAGTGCAGCGTGCAGCGCCGAGGCTTCGACATCGGTTAGGCCGCCGCCCCAGTGTGCAGCGGCCAGCCGCCGGCCGCTGAAGCTGGCGGTGGCGGCGCTGGCGGCGCCCAGAACCCTGAAGGACTGGCCCGTAGGCAGGGCGGCGCTGGCGCTGGTCGACTGAGCGCCGAGCACGCCGTTGCGGAAGTCACGGACCGCCGTGGCGCTGACCCGGCTCCACATCGTGTGACCGGTGGACGTCGTCCGCCCGGCGCGGGTCAGGCTGCTGGCGTTGTTCGCCCGCAGCACGGTGTTGTCGGACGTGTTGCGGGGCAGGATGCGCGCATTATCCATGCCGATACACGGGGCGGCCTCCTGCACCTCCGTCAGGTTCCAGACGCCCATGTGGGCGCTGTCCTGCACGTATTGGTGACCGCCAGCCGAGGCGTCGAAGCCCGATTGCAGATAGGACGACGAGCCGTTGCCCTGGTAGCCCCGGCTCCCCAAGAAGGCCGGGCCGCCGACCGCCGTCAGCACCTGCGACGGCGTCTTCATGTTCACCAGCGCCGCTTGTCCGTCGTGCGCGGCCAGAAGATACAGCGCATCCAGCTTGCTCCAGACGCCGGCGTCGATCAGTTCCGAGATCAGGTTCCGATAGAGAGACGATCGAGCCGGTGAAGGCTGAACCGTCGTCGCGTCCAGGTAGGCTTGCAACGCGAAGTCCGCCGGATCTTCCTGGCGCGTGGTGTCTATCGGCTGCGCGTCCGTCCAGCCCGAGCTGAAGCCGGCGGACCAAGCCGACACGCCATACTCCAGAGGCCCCGCGTCAACGAGGCCGCTTTCGATCGCCAAGCCCCCGGAAACTCCTTGACCATCCTGGGGACTTTCTTCGACCCACGATGCCCCCCCGGAACCCCGCCAACGAACTGCATAGGTCAGGCCCGGACGCCCCAAGTCCTCAATGAGGATGCGGATGCGAACGCCGTTCGCGCCACCCAATGCCAACCTGACAGGCTCGGCCGATATCACGACCGGCAACGGCACTCTGACGGGGGGCGCGCGGTCCGTGGTTGAGGGTCCGACACCCTCCTCCGTCACAGGATTCCAGGCATCCACGTTCGGATCGGCCTTGACGATGTTGAGCGGCACCCGGCCGCCGCGCAGGTCGATCGACGCACCCAACAGTTCGAAATCGACCGACCGCATGCTGGTCGGACCTCGCTTGCGCTCCAGCCGCCCATAGCGCCGGCGGATGTGGTTCAGGCCATCCAGGTCGGCCGCCAGATCGCCGTGGCGATCCGCGAACACACGCGGCGCCATCCGCTTCATCAGTCGCCGCGCCTGCCCATGGCTCTGGACCCAGCCCAGATCTACCGGAAGGGGCTTTTCGTCTCCGACCTCCGCGATCAGGCCCTCGTCGCGCCAGTCATCGGCGGGCTGGGGGGAATAGCCGTGCGCACGGCTGGTGAAGGTCGCCTTGATGATGTTGTAGACGTCCTTGTCGGGCGCGCCCCGGTTCCAACTGGCCTCGACCAGGTTGCGATCCGACAGGACCACGCCAGACGGCGGCGGCTCGTATCTGCCGCCCTTGATGATCAGAGCGCCGTCGCCCCCCTCGGCCATCCAGCCATCGTAGCAGATCAGATATTGCGCGCGGACGTCGGCGTCCTCGGTCCCGATCTCCCACCAGCCGTGCTGTTCGTAGCGCGCCTCGTCGCCGCCGGCCGCCAGCGGCACGCGTTCGTTGCAGAGATCCGCGACGGCGGTGCGCTCCGCCAGCCGGGGCGCGTGATCGCCATACCAGTCCTCCAGGCAGATGGGCGGTGGCGGCGACGCGCTGCCCTCGCCCTTGCCCTGGATCCAGCCCACGCCGTCCCGACCGATGCGCGGCAGGTGGCGCAGGCACCATTCCCAGTGGACGTGATTGACGTGGGCGTTGGCGCTCCACTTCCACGTCGCGGGGTCCATCAAATCCTGATCGGGATCGCGCCAGTCATAGACCCTGCACAACCGCACCGTCGCAGACAGGGCGGGCGGCCCATTCGGATAGACGCCCATGACGTAACGATCGTCGATCGCCTTGCACAACAGGGCCATCCGCGCCACGCCCTCGCCGACGTGGCTTTCGTCATACAGGTCCGACAGGCCGGCCGCCGCGAACATCGCCACCAGCTCTTCGAAGGCGCCGTCGTCGCCGGCCTGACCCGTCTTGGTCAGAATGCGGATCTCGTGATCGCCATAGGCGCCGTTCAGCCGCTGCACCCATCCCTCGGCATCGACCGTCACGGCATCGTCGTTGAGCCAGAACTGTTCGAACGCATCGACGGGCTGGTCCAGCACATTGATGATCTCCACGTTCCAGCCCGGCAGGGACTCCCACAGGGCGCGCGGGCCTGACAGACGCGCCCTGCCCGTGCCAAGACGACGGCGCGGCGTCGTCTGATTGACCGGCACCTTGCCCTGCTCCGCATTCGGAACCTTGGGCGACACCAGGGACGACAGGCCGACGGCGGCTCCCACATAGACGAGGGCGTAGGTGGCGGCGTAGGCTACATTGGCGATCGTCGCCGCCGTCGTGATCGAGACGCCGGTCGCGGTCGCGGCCTGGAAAGCCGTCATGGCGACCCATTCCGCCGCCTTGGCGGCGATCCAGCTTATCGGGTCCGCCATGCCGTCCTCCACGCCTGGACTGGCGACGCGCGCCCCAGCCACAATCCATCCTGTGTGACGACGGCCCATTCGCCGCCCCCGATGCAGATCGCGCCCACCAGGCCCGACAGACGAGGCCCGACCCCGCGCGTCGCCATGGGGAGCAATCCGACGTCTCCGGCCCGTGATCGCTCCACGGTCATCAGACCGGCCGCATCGGCCCCGCCCTGCCAAAGGGCCTGCAAACCGCCGGCGCGCCCTGCCAGCCGCGCCGCACCAAGAGCGGTGCGATAACGCCCGCGCCAGCCGGACGCCGGATCATCGTGGCCGCAGGCGGCGACCCAGTCGGCAGGCCACAGCGTGCAGTCATGCTGCCCCCAGGCGCGCGGCGTATCGACCGCTCGATCCAGCCAGGCGGCGAGGGCGACGCCCTTTCCCTGGGTCACGCGATAGGCGGGTGCGGTCGCGTGGCGTCCGCACTCAGGCGACCGACCAGGGACATGCTGTTGTCGCCGGGATGAAGTCGGTTCTGTTCGGCATGGGTCCACAGGGCGGGCTGACCCACCCGGCGGCTGGTCCGGGCGGACCCCAGCGTGAGGGATACCGACATGGACAGCGCCTCGGCGTCCATCGACTCGCTACTGACCGCGATTTCTCGCGTCCCGACCATATCGACCCGCCAGCGGCGGAACCATTCGACCGGCGTGCGCCGCATGCGGGGGCCGTAAAACATGACCCCCAGGTTGGCGCGAACGCCCCGCACGCCGCCCTCGCGATCGACCAGCTCCACCGTGCGATCATCCACGCCGGACAGGGTGAAGGTCGTGCTTTCGGCCGCGCCATTCAGCAGCACTTCCAGCGCCGGCAAGTTCTGCATCCAGCCACAGCCTAGATACCGCCCACCCGTCGGATCGACCGCATCAGGCGGCACAGTGAACCCGCCAGAACCCGACCAGGCCCGCGCGACCTTCGGGCTCGTTGCGATCCGAAGAAAGACAGCGGCGGCCACCCGCCGTCGCCCGACGGCTTTGTTGACGGTCTCAATCATAGATAGTCGAAGCTCTCGACGAAGCCGATGGACACGTCCGATCGGAAGGGCGGACGGATCACGGGCCAGACTTCTTGCGGCGAACTGGCCAGCCGCATGGTCACGCGCGGCGTCTCGAAATCCGCTTCCGCCCCGGCCTTCAGATCGGTGCGCAGCGGAACGCCGAAGAAGACCTCGCGGACCTGGCTGGTCGTTTCCGCATCTAGGTCCTCGATACAGTACGCGCGGTAGCTCGCCTCGGGATGGTTGAACGACCAGTATTCACCGCCCAGCAGCGGGCGGCCGGTCTTGCGACGGATCTTCAGGACGGTGTCGCCCTCCATCGCATCCTCAGCCAGTTCGAAATGGATGCGACCGGATTGAAAGGCGGCTCCGTCTGAAAAGCGTGCGCCATCGTTGAACCGCGACAGGGCTGGCCCCAGCGAGGGGTCATCCATCGGCCGCTGCGGATCGTCGATGATCGGCATGACGATCTCGCCGCCGCTCGCCGCATGCATCAGCAGGGCGCGAAGGGTCCGGTGTTGATCCGGCTTCGACACGCGGATGTCGCCCAGCTTGCCCATCCACCACCCCCCGGCGGACCAGTCCACGGTCTGCCCCGGACCGGCCAGCGCCGATCCGCCGCCGATCAGGGTGCCCGCAGGCCACAGCTGGAACGTGCCGGGCGCCAGAAGCGCCAGCGGAAAAAGCCTCGCCGTCATGCCGCCCTCAGTTCTTGTAGGCGCGGGCGTCGGCCACGGCCGTCGGCGCAGCTTTCGCGCCGGTTTCGACAGACTGGGCGTAGGCCGTAGCCATACCTTGCTGCACGACACGGCCCGAGATCCGCACCACTTCCGGCTCGAATAAGTCGCCCTTGCGCGCCACGACCTCGACCACCACCCGCTGCGCATGTCCCGCGCCGCCGGCCGCGCGTCGCATCAGGTCCATCGACCGCGCATTTTCAGTGATCCGCGACCCGCGCGGCAGGTCCAGCAGTTCCGGCCCGCGCTCGCCCACCCAGGTCGGGCCGCCGGTCCAGAAGTCCGTGCCTTCGGCGTTGCGCCCGAACAGGAAGTTGAACCCCTTGCTCAGCCAGCCCCCCGCCCCGCCGTCAGACCCGCCCTTCAGCATCGCCGACCAGTCCATGTCGAACAGGCCATCGACCAGCTTGTCCAGCAGGCGGTCGGCCGCCCGGTCGAACTGCGACGACAGGGCGTCGCGGATGCCGCCCGAGCGAATATCCCCGATCAGGCCGCGAACCCCCTCGCGCATCCCGCCCAAGGTCTCGGCCCGCAACAGCTGGCCATATTCGGCGACGGCCTGGTCGCGCCCCTCGCCATAGTTCAGCGGATTTAGACGGTCACCCTCGATTTCACGCGCCCGCCGATCGATCCAGTCGGCCCGATCCAGGCCGCGCAACGCGCCTCGGTTGCCGGAGGCGGAAGCGAGCGTCATCTTCCACTCGCGCTCCCGAACGGCGGTGCTGCGCGCCAACGCGTCGGCGCTCGCCTGTTCGAAATCCGCGATCTCCGACTCGACCAGATTCCGGGCAGTCGCCGTGTCTAGGCCCTTCTGCTCATAGGCAAGAATGCGCGCGGCGATATCCAGCGATCGCTCTCTGGACTTCACGAACCGGTCTTCTCCAGCCAGGCGCATGATCTCGATATCGCGCTGCTGCCCGATGTCCCGAATCTCTCGGGTCTGTCGGTCCGCACGGGCGTCGATCAGCCGCTGCTGTTCTTCCATCGCCGTGGTCCGAGCCTTCTCGGCGTCCGTGCCATCGTCGATTAGTTGACGCTCCCGCGTGCGAACGGCGTTCGCATCCTCCAGCCTTTGAACCTCGGGATAGTCCTGCCGCGCCCGCGCGACCTCCAAGTCGATCGTCGCAGCGCGATCCTCGTCCCGACGGCTGCGCTGAAGCGCTTCTTTCCGTTCGCGCTCCGCCTCGGCGGCCTCGCGCCGGGCCAAGGCCGCCGCTGATCGAGCGCCAGTCCGAGCCTCCCGATCTCGACGCTCCTGGGCCTGACGGTCTCGGAAGGCCTGCTGGTTTCGCGCGGCCTCTTCAGCCTTGCCGGTGTCCAGAATGTTCTGAATGCCCTGGCGCGTTTCCAGCACCCACAGTTCCGACGCCTCCCGACGCGAGTCGGCGCTGTCCGGCCGAGGCGATGCGACGCGTCGCCGAAGATCGCTGATCCGCTCGTCTTCCGTCTGGTGCAAGAACTCGCCCAGCTTGTCGATGGCGTCGGAAATCGACCGGCCAATCGCATTCCAGGCGTCGGTGATCTCTCCCGCCCGATCGGCATGGCCCGACACCGATCGCGTCAGTTCGTCCAGCAGCAGCTTTTGCGCGCCCAGCAGGTCGCCCTGCTTTTGCATATTCTCGATATTGTCCAGCTGCTCCAGGTTCAGCAGGCCGAACTGGGCGGTCATCGCCTCGCCGGCCTTCGCCGGATCGAGCATGGCCTTGGCCAGATCCTTCGTCGCGCCTTGGGCGTCGTTGCGGGTGAACGACGCATAGTCGCGCGTCAGGCTGATGAGATCGCCCAGCACCTGTTTGCCGATCTGGCCTGTCGCCAAATACTCCACGGCCATGTCGCGAGCAGCCTTACGGCTGATCTCGCCATTCTCAGCCGACGCCACCGTCAGGTCACGTAGCTGGTCAGCAGTCAGCCCCGCCGTGCGTCCAACGCCCGATGTCGCATCGGTCAGGTCCGCCGCCGCACTGTCCGCCCGCTGCCACGCGACGCCCAGCAGGACGACGCCCGCAGCCGCTGCGGTCAACGCCCCGCCTAGGGCGATCAGACCACCCGAGGCCTTGATCCCACTGGTCGCTAGCGCGTCGAGGATTTGCGGCCCCTGCTGGATCGCGATCATCGCCGGGTTCATGCCCATGGCGGCCGTGACGAACACGTCGGAGGCCTGACGCGTCAGGTTCAACCGCGAGGCCAACGCCAGGCGGGTCAGACCCTTTTCGTTTCGGGCGATCGCGGCGGTCGTTTCGTCGAACCGGACCCGCGCCTGACCTTGAAGCTGGGCCAGTTCTCCGGTCGTGATCTTCCCGGCCGCCGCGAGCGTCTGATATTCCCTCAGCTCATGGTTCAGCTTGTTGTTGGCGGCCGTCAGCGGGTCGATCGCCGCGCGCAAGGCTTCGACGCGCCGGACATCCGTGTCGCCCTCCATGAACACGCTGGCGGAGGCCGCCGCCGATCCGCGCGTCGGCTCGCGCACTCCCAGCATGGTGTTGAACCGGGCCTGTGACGCCTGCGCCTGAGCCGAATCCTGCGCCGCCTGCGCCATGGCACGATAGCGCTTCTCCAGACGCTCGGCCGCCGACGTCGCCTGCGCCGCGCCCTGTTCAGCCGCCGCGTAGGTTTCCTTGAAGCCCTGCGCCACCTCCTGCTGGTCGCGGCGCAGTTCGGTCTTACCCTCAGCCTTCAGGCGATAGGCGATCTGGCGCGTCGTCATTCGTCGCTCTCCTTGCGCAGGGCCTTCAGCACGGCGCCTTCGATCTCAGGCAGGCAGGCGGACAACAGATCGGCCGTGGCGGCGTCCATCGACGTCAGCTGGGCGAAGGCGATCCAGGCGGGATAATCCAGCCCGACCACCCCGTTCATCCCGACCCTCAGCTGGCCTGCGCAGCTTTCGGCAATCGCCCAGACCCTTTGGCCCGCCTCGGTGCGCGGGTCGTTTTCGCGGTAGGGGCACTCTGCGCAGTCGCCGCAGGCCTCGCAGAAGGCGGGACCGCCGTCGAAGTGCCAGTCTGCGAGCGCCCTGATCCTTTTTTTTCGGCGGCGGCCCGCATGATCGTCTCGACATAGGTCCTGTCGATTTCGTCATAGATCGCCGGGTTCTGCCGCAGCAGAGCCGTCACATACTCGGCCGTCACCGGAGCATTGCCCTCGGGCGCCGGATTGGCCTCACGCCACGCCGCCAGAGCCTCCACCGGCCCGTTCAGAATGTCGTCAGACGGGACCGGCGCGGGCGACCCCACGCCCTCCCATTCCAGCAACCCCCAGACCACGCAGCCGACGACGAACGCGAACTGCGGATCGTTGCGATCATCCGCCTCCATCGCAGTGCGCGCGAACCGCCGGGCGAACACCATCGCCTCCGACGGCCCGTGCCGAAACCGGCACCTCAAACCATCGGCGACATCGACCCACTCCGGCGGGGGCGTCTGAACCAGCTGCACCATCAGGCTGCGTCCGGCACGACGTATTCTTCGACGTCGTTGTCCAGGACGAAGGTGACCAGCCGACCCGTCACAGGGTCCTGCGCCCCCTGCCAGTTGTAGTCCGCCTGGATGGCGCCCGGCCCCGTGATCGGGCGCTTCGCCTTCGGCAGATAGACGGCGTGCGCGACGTGGCGCAGAGCGAACGTCGTTCCGGGGATGGCCCAGCTGAACGCCAGTTCGCAGGCCTCGCCGTTCTCTGCCTGGGTCTGCATTTCGGTGGAATCGTAACGAATGCCGACCGAACCGGTGACGCCCGCCATGCCCTCATCCACGCCGCCGATCCGACCGTCGCCGCGACCGACCGTCGGCACCGGGTCGGCGCCGTTCGAATAGTTGAACTGACCGCTGACCAGCGAGGGACCAAAGGGCATGCCATTGCGCCGCGCAGTGCCCGAGAAGGCCGAGAACTTGCGCATGACTAGGACAGACGGATCGGCCTTGATCGTGCTGGCGGCGACCGGCGTTTCGCCTTGGGCGATCGCTCCGATCGTGGCGTTCAGATTTCCGCTGCGCTGAAGCGGAACGCCATAAGTGTTGGCCTTCAGCCCATAGTTCTGGGTGTAGCTGGGCACCTCGGGCATGCCGACTTCCGCGGTCGCGGACGGCGTGGTCAGCGATGTCGCGTCCACCTTCCAGGTATGACGATAGCCGCCCGTCGCCGAGCCGCCGGCCAGGGTCGCGCCCGAGACCGTCACTGCCGCCGCGCTGGCGGCTAGGGCGAAGCTGTTGCCGCCAACGCCGACGGCGTCGTGCAGCACATAGATCTTCTGCACAGCGTCATCGCCCCAGTAGGAGGCCGCTGCGACACCGGGAACGGCGCTGGCGTTCAGGGCGCGAACGGCGTTCGCAATCGTTGCCTTGAGGGTAGGGCCGATCTTGATCTGATTGGCCCCGACCGTGCCCGTGGTGAAGGTGAACAGCTGACCGCCGACAGTGATGGTCGCGTTGTTCGCCGGCTGGGCCGAGAAGGTCAGATCACCCGAGGCAGCGACGCCCGCGACCGTGCTCGGAGCGCCGAATAGGAGCGTATACCAAAGCCCGATGTTGCGGGCGCACAGCGGCACGACGACGTCGCCGGCATTGTTGACCGCATCCCGACCCGGTTCCTGCGGCATGCGGCCGAAGCCCAGCACATCGCTTTCAACCAGCCCCTGTTCGTCGCCCAGATTGGCGCTGACGAATGGTGTCTGGAACCAGGTCAGCACGGACAGCAGCGCCCCATAGGACGCCTCCATGCCCAGCAGAAGGCGCCCATTGGCGCCGCGAGCGCGACCACCAGCCATATCAGTTCTCCATGAAAGATGCCGCTGGGCCAAAGCCTCAGGCGAGCGGGTTCGAGGTGGTGTATTCGGCGACAATGTTGACGACGGCCGCTCGCAAGGGCTGGGAGCCGGACGAGACGATGTCCTCAGGCGCGGGGGCCGTGGCCTCCAGCCAGTTGCAAAGCCCGCCCAGGCTGCGATCCGCCACGATGGCTGCGCCGGCCGTGATCAGCATGGCGTCCAGCAAGGCATGACGATCCCCCGCGCCGTCCGGGCTGAAAAACTCGACGGGGATGGGGTGCTGATAGGTGAAGGCGGAGGGCGAAAAGGTCTGTTCCGGTTGCCCCGGATCGCCGTCCCGGACGATGATCAGACCGCCCGGACTTGACCGCGTTGGCCAGGGCGCGTCGCGCTCGACTTCAGCGTTGGGAAGAGCGGCCTTGAGCGCCGCGACCAACGCGACGACGACCTGTTCGCGGTGACTGGACATCCTATCTCCAGTGCTTGCTCAACAGAGCGGGGTATCTGGCGTCTGCCGCCGTCGCCAGCGCATCGAGATCCAGCCGCTTGGACACCCGGACCAGCGGAACGAGAGTGAACATGACGACGAAGGCCTGCGAGCTTTCGCGATACGACCGATGCCCCTTGGTGCGTTGATTGGCCGAGGCGTTGCGCCAGCGACTTGAGGCCCGCCGCACGACTAGGCCGGTGAAGCCGGCAAAACCGACGCCTCGACCGACACGCGACGGCGTCGATTTGAGGCGGTGATGGCCGGGATTGATGACAACCAGCTGACGATTGAACCGCGCCTCGACCTCTTGGGGAGACAGCCGGTTGCCCTGCCGTTTCTTCGGCACGTCGTCCGTGGGAATCCAGAGGTAACGCGCGCCATTCACCGGCCGAATTGTCGCGCCCCGCGCGTAGCTGTCGATGATCTCGGGCGCCGTCGTCCAGATCAGGCCTGCAGCGTCCAGACTATTCTGCGCCCGAGGATAAACTTCATTGCGGATCGTGCGCGACAGCCGCTCGCCAAGCCCGGCGTCCATGACCTGATCGCGCCAGTCCTGTTTCAGCTCATTGGCGCCCTCACGGATCGCGCCGGTGACGAAGCCTGCGATCTCGTCTTCCGTGCCGCGCGCCAGTCCGTCCAGGCTCTCGCGACCGCCTACGCTGTGGCGCATCACTCTTCCGCCACCACACAGACCCAGCGGCCCTTGCGGTCGATCTTCGGATCACCCGTCACCCGAAAGCGACGGCCGCTGGCGACCAAGACGACCAGATCGCCATCAACGGGAGACTGGATCTCGGAACGACGAACCATAATCACCCGATCGGCGACTAGGACCTGACTGCCGCCAAACCCCTCGACCGCATCGAACTCGCGGTAGCGAACGCGGACGGGATCGGGAAACCCGGCCCAGTCCGCGTCCTCGCCGAGCGTTTGGAACACCGCATCCTGCATGCGCGCCACGCGCCCGGCGAACGACATCATGGTCAGATGGTCGGAACCAGCAGGACCTTGCCCAGAGCTTCAGCGGCCAGCTTGTCATAGGCGGCGATGCCGCCCTTGCTGTTGTTGGTCGCCGTCTTGGTCCAGACCTTGCCGGTGTCGTCCCAATACAGGGTGTCGCCCTGGACCCAGGCCTGGCTGGTCGCAGCGTCCGCGATGAAGACGCCCTGGATATCGCCCGAATAGGCGACGCCCTCGGCGGCCGTGGTGGACGGCACGTGGATCAGGCCGCCTTTCTTGACGGTCTTGCCTGACGCCACCCCGCCAGCGGGGGCGACGAAGTCCAGGGCGTTGCCCGGTTGGAAATGATTACGCATGTCGATACGTCCTTTGCTGAAACGACGAAAACAGCGGGACCGGACGAACCGGCCCCGCTGATCGGAGGGCGCTTAGGCGCCGGGGTTGCGGAAAGCGGCGTGGGGGTCAGCGCCGCCGAAGTAGTAGTCCAGCGTGACGCGCATGCTCATGCCGTCGGTGTTGAACTGCTCTTCGGTCATGACGCGCGGACCAGGCGACGAGGCGAGATAGCCATAGTTCCAGGCGGCGGCTTCGTTCGGGTCCGCGTAGAGTTCCCACGCATTGCCGACCATCGACCCTTCACCGACGGGCGTCAGGCGACCAGCCAGCGGATTGACCTCGCCCTGCACGACAGGCTGGATCGACGACGTCAGCTGCTCCGCCACCGTCAGCAGATCCGCGCCGACCAAGAAGGTCGAGGGCATCAGGTTCATGATGTTGCCGTCGATATCCTTCTGAACCATCATCTTGGCGCGAGCAGCGCCCAGCGACGCGATCGTGGGAGCAGCGCCCGAGGCGGCGAGGTTTCCGTGATCAGCGTGGAAGAAGGTCTTGCCGTCCGACATCTTCGGACCGAGTCCGGCGTTCAGGTTCTTGACCGCCCAGGCCGTCGCGTTCTCGAAGTTGCGAACCGTCCGGCCGATCGTGCCGAAGACTTCATCGAACACACCCAGATCGTCGTTGACGATCATCTGACGCGTGATGCGGACGATACGGCCATAGGAGCCGAGAACCACGGACTCCTTGCCCTCGTTGATCGTGCCCGACTTGATCTCCCCGTCTTCCTGGTAGGGAAGCAGGGTCGGGAAATCGCCGACGGTCAGCAGCTTGGTCGGGCGGAAATCGCGCAGGTCGCGACGGCGCGAGATCGCCTGATAGGTCGCCGGTCGAACCTCATAGCGACGCTGGACGATGCGCTGACCGACCGACTCCAGGATGATCGGGAAATCCGACGTGGTGTGAGCCGCACGCAGGATGGTGTGCGGATCGCGCTCGGTGCGGGGAAGGCCGGCGCGTTCGGCGGCAAGTTCCAGCATGGGGGTGTGCATGAACTGACGCGCGCCCTCGCTGGGCTGAGTGTGCGTCGCCCGAGCCACCAGCGCTTCAACGACCAGACCTTGCGTGCGGACCTGTTCGTTGTCGCCAGCTCGGGCGGCAGCGCCGGACGCCACCGAGGCGGTTTCCGTCCGCTGACGTTCGGCAGCAGCGCGCAGCAGAGCATCACGCGCGGCCTCAGGCCCGATCTCGCCACGTCCGTTCTGCGTCACCAGTTCGGAGGCGCGAGCATCAACGCCCAGCGACCGGGCCAAGTCGACGAACTCGACCGCCTCAACGCCGGAGAAGGCGCGAACGCCGGACGCAGCCGACGCGGCCGACGCGGCCGGGGTGATCGGCGCAGCACGCTCACCAGTTGCGGAAGCAGCTGCTTGCGCAGGATCGGTCGGAGCAGGCGCAGGCGGCAACCCGCGCTCAGCAGCGTTGGGGTCCAGAACGGCAGCAGCCGCACCGAACGCCAGGGCGGCCATACCGCCAATCAGGGAACGTCTCATGTCTTCATCCTCTTCGGAGTTGGCGGTAGCGCCAGGGCTTGGGGTTGCGGGGTTGGGATTGGCCGCAGAACGCACCCCGGCGCTCGGATCTGCGGGAACGGGAACGAGGCTGGCTTCCAGCAACTCCCAGGCGGTCGCGCGCCAGGTGTGGATGCCCGTCTCTTCTTCGATCTGGACGACCGTCCAGACTTTGACGTCGTAACCGATGGACACGCCGCGCAACTCGCCGCGCTGGACCATGCCCTCGGCCTCTCGACCGGCCGGCGTGTCGGCAAACCTCGCCGTCGCGACCAAAGCCGGAACGCCATCGACGCTTTCAACGCGCGCGCTGACGACGGTCCCTAGGATGTCGCCTATCGACCAGCGCGAGTGGGTGTTGAGCAGCGGAACAACGCCCCGCCCCACCCGACCCAGATCGATGGCCGCCGCCGTGATTTCCAGCTCTTCGACGAAGCCGCAGCGCGAAACCGGCGCACCGACCGACAGGACCAGTTCGACGGTCCGCGCTGAAGCGTCATAGGTCGCAGGCCGGAAGGCGGCGTCGCGCACCTGCCGCGTCGCAGGCGGGGCGTTACGCGTCTCGACGCCGGCATCGGCATCACGCGTCATCATCGGCTGGACGGCGAGAAGCGCCGCCGCCGTTACAGCGGTCATCTTCATGAGGTTTCCTTGAGTGCTAGGCCGCGAGGCCTTGGGCTTGCTGCCCTTTCGGCAGCAGATAGCCGGTCGCCTGTTGCAGGACGCCGGAGTCGGTCAGGCGGCGCGGATCGGTTTCCAGCGCCAGGCCCAGTTCGTCGATCATGACGTTCATGGCGTTGATCTGGAGCATGTGCTCATCACTGTTGATGCCGCGCTCCGCCAGGGATCGGGCCAGCAGCTTCAGCCCGGAACGGATTTCGATCACCTCGGCCATCAGATCCTTGATCGGATCGGCCTGACGCCGCACCGGCAGCGCCCAGGTCTGGCGCACATCCAGGAACCGACGATCACCCGTCCGGAGCGCCAGCAGGCGACGACGACGGCGAACCGCCGGCAGGCACAGTTGAGGGATGATCATGTTCTGCTGGTCATCGTCCAGCAGCGCCCATTGTCCCAGGAATGAGGCGCGCAGCCCTGAGTAGTTGGCTTGGGACACGTCCCCCGTCATGACGTGATAGGGCACCATCGCGGCAGAGACGGCGCCCAGTTGCTGGCGAATGAACTCGACCCCGTTCGACGACGGCGCGGGCGTGAACCCCGTGGCCTCGCCCCCTTCGCCAAGGTCCAGGATCATGCCCGGCCGCACGGTCTGAAGGTCGGGGCCGCGATGATCGACCTCATTCGCCGACTTGGCGGAAAGCGGCGACCGAGCCTGACCTTCCTTGCGCTTCAGGATCAGGGCGACACAGGCCGCGACCTTTTCCTGAAGCCGTTTGGCGTCCTCGACATCAGCGATGTCCCGCAAGGTCAGCGCAACCGAGGCCAGCCGTGAAATTCCGATCGTCTGACCGTGTTCGAGCGGTTCGAACATGTGGTCGACGTGCTGGGCGTCGATCCGCTCCGATGTCAGGGCTGTGGAATAGAGCAGGCTCGACGGATGATCGCGGAACAGGTGGTAGGCCAGACGCCGATCATCTTCGTCCAGTTCGACACCCTGGATGATGCGAACGCCGTTCGCGGCTGTCTCGGTCTTGGCGGTGTCCAGATGCTCCCCGGTCCGCCCCAGCAACCGGCCATCCGGTCCGTTATCGTCAGGACGCCAGACCGTCAGGCTGTTTCCGTCCACATAGGCGCCGCGCACCGACAACTTGCCATGGCCGTAGAAATCCTGCTGACCGCTGATCGGGCTCTCCGCCCAGCGGTCCCAGTCGTCCTGCGCGACCCGCTGAACGGCCTTGTCGGGGTGCAGCATCATCGGCGCAATACCGTCGCCCCAGGCCGACGCCACCATCTGCCGGACGCCCGTTGAGGCGTATTTGTTGTTGCGGACGAGGTCCCGAGCAGAGGCGGCTGTAATCGAAACTGCACGCTGATTTTCCACGTCAGCGCTAGTTCGCGGGCGGTTCCAGCCTTTCGTGCCGCGCCCCGACTTGGCGACGTCGTATCCCCGGATCGCCTCGACCGAGATCCGGGCCGCCATGCGCTTTGCGCCGGCCTCGGGGTCAACCAGGGCGACGGCGCTGTCGATCATCTTGCCAAAGTTCATCGGTCAGTCTCCGCAGAAAACGGCGAAGGTGGCCAGCGACGGCGGCGTCACGGACACGACGGACGCCTTGGTCCTGAAGTAGTCCAGCATCTTCAGCAAATCCGACGTGTTTCGGTAGGTGACGCTGTCACCGTCCGACTCGACACGCAGTTCGCCCGACGCAGCTGCAGCCTCCAGGGCGGCGATCTCGACGGCGTAATCAGGCGCTGGCATCAGAGATAATCCTCCCCGGCATCGACGAACGACGGCTGGGCCGCCGGTTCAGGTTGAGGTGAAGGCGGCGAGGCAGACGGCGCCGCGACGCCCGTCATCATCGAAAGCAAGTCGCCCTGGTTGGGATCGCGCGGCGCATAGCGTTCGGCCCGCAACGCGGCCCAGTCCTGTTCCGTCAGCGTATCCAGCATAAGCTTTTCGGCTGCGGCGAAGTTGTAGACGCGGCAGTCGAGATAGTGGTTCTGCCGCCCCGGCAGCGGCGCCCATTTCTTCTTGGGCCAGCTGTTCACAATCTCGACGACGATGGCCTCGGCCGTGACCATTTCGAACCAGTCGTCGGGCGTGTCTTTCGAGAAGTGGACCAGGCCGCGCGTCTGATCGGGCTGCTCACCCTTGGCCAAGGCCTGCGCCGCCTTCAGCGTGGCGCGCAGATAGCCATACCAGGTCAGCTTCACCCCATCGACGCCGACGAGATAGGCCTTGTCCTCGGACCGTTTGGACGCATAGCCGGTGCGGCTGCCCTGCTGTTCGTATCGCAGGTTCTCGCCGCGCCCCAGGACCGGCAGTCGCCACCCCGCCCGGCCGAACACAGCGGTCCGGTTGGGCCGCATGGCGCAATAGGCCTCGACCGCCTTAGTGTTGTAACCCGCATCGACCATTTCCTGATCGATCGGGTAGGCCTTGCCGCCAGGATACTCGACCAGACGGCGAGAATAGGCGTCCAGATCACGCCAGGCGCCTTCGCCCTCGACATCCGTAGCTCCCGGTATGAACCGCGCGCCCAACTGCCAGCTTTCGGCGTTAGGCCCCCATCCGACCCGTTCGGTGTAGATGCCGTCGCCCTGCACGTCGGAGGCCTGGGTCACCACAACGACGCCGACAGGCGCGCGTTCAAAGCCCCAGTCCTGTTCCTTCAGTTCCTTCAGCAGCTCATGATCCGGAGCCGTGCCGCGCAACTCGAACGGCGCGCCCAGCGTCAGCATCGTCCAGCCCTTGAGCTTGTTCTGATCGCCCTGGGCGTCCTCCCACTCGACCGCCATGTCGGCCCAGGTCTGGAAGTAGGTCAGCATCCCGTGGATGTTGAAGCCGCGACGGCGGCTTAGCGGCATCCGCGCCCGCAAGGCCTGGAAGCTCGCCTCGTCCATGTGTGTCGGCGTGGCCTCGCCGTCGATCTCGACGGAGAGCCAGCCGTCGATGCGGACCATTCCCGCTTTTTTCTGCCAATGCTCGACAGGCGACCCGCAGCAACGCGGGACCAGATAGGCTTCCTCCGGCTTGCCGTCCGGCCAGTGAATGTCCCGCTGGCCGTCCGCCTCCGGCTCCCAGCCGATGCGGAACCGCGATGCGCAGTGAGGGCAGACGAAGAAGAACTCGCGCCGATCCGACAGCGCGTGGGCCGCAGCGATCTTGCTCGACCCCTTGATCGTGGGCGTCGAAATCTTCGCCCGCTTGGACATACCCCGATTGCGGTAGACCTTGAGACGGCTGTCCACCATCGCCTCAGGCGACCCTTGCCGATCGACATCGTCCGGGAACTGATCGAGATCGTCCTCGACCGCATACCGAACCGTTCGCTGACGAAGGGACGGACCGGAGTTCCCGCCAGCCAGCGCGATGTAGCTGGACGACCGCATGAAGTTGAACCGGTATTTGGTCGATCCGCCCCCGTCCGCGCCGCCCTGTGGCTTGATCACGCCGTCGCGGCGATGCCCCAGCCGAGGCGACGCCTCGACCATTGGCCAGAACTTCTCCGTCGCCCACTCCAGCGCCGCCTTCAGCGTGGACTGGACGAACAGCAGCGGGCCGGGCGCGAGATCCGCGACATAGCCGAGCCAGTTCTCGATGGCCGCCGTGCCGCCCGACTGCGAGCATTTGATGATGTCCACTTCCTCGCAGGGATCGTGGGTGGACAGCGCGTCCATGATTTCGACGAGGTAAGGCGCGTTTTCGTGCCGCCAGGCGCCGGGGATCGGCGCGTCCTCGCTGAACCGGCGATACCTCTCCGCCCATTCCGACACGGTCAGCCGCGCCGGCGGACGCAGACCTTGCGCAGTGGCGCGGTCGAGACGAACGGCGTTCGCCTTCATAACCTCGCCCGTATCGCCGAAGGCCGTGTAATCGAACGCCATCAGCCGGCCTCAGCCAGTTCGACCTCGCCGCCCTCATCGTCCGCTTCGTCCTGCGCCGCCACCTCCGCCGCCAGTTCGGCTTCCAGTTGGTCATCCACCGACAGCGTCCCCGCCTCCGCCTGGTCCGCCAGTTCGGTGAAGATGCGGTCGATCTCCAGCGCGCCGACCGAAACGATCTGACGAGGGTCCTTTTCGGCGGCGAACCGCTCCGACATCGTGCGGAGCATCGACTGCATGCGCTCTCGCACCACCCGGCCCAGTTCGGTGGCGCGTTTTTCATATTCCGCGACCGCCACCAACTCCCCAGCCCTCCGGGCGTTGGCCATCTGTTTTTCGATGACCTGTTGCCGAACCAGATCGGTGCGGACGTTGGCGACATCCCGCATCTGGTGCGACACAGCCGACGCGGGCGCAGCCTGCTCCAGCGGCAGAGCGTCCTGCCCACCGCCGACCTGCGATGTCGTCGGACGACCGCGCGTCGGATCGACCTTGGCGTTCAGCCGGGCCTCAGTCCGCGCCACGTCCACCAGGACCGAGCCGTCCTCGCCTTCGCCGAACACGAGCAGGCCCTTGGTTTTGTAGTTGGAGACGGCAGAGCGCCCCACACCACGGTGCTTGGCAAACTCCGTCTGAGTCATCAGGCGGGGCGTGTTCACGGAGTTCAAAATCCTGAAACGGTGTGAACCACGCACAGAAAGCGCTCAGCCCCACCGTATAGGGACCGGCCCCCTGGAAAGGACCCGTCGGGGTGGGGGCGCGGCCGGTCAGGCCGGTGAAGCGACTGATCGGGTTCAGCTTTTCGGGGATGCGGCCACGAAAAACCCGCCTCGACGTAGGTGTCGGGCGGGTCATTGGCGCAGTTCAAGCGGTAGGTGTTTTGTGAACTTAGTGGCCCCTGATTCGCAAGCCCCCTTGGACGATCACCAGCCCAGCGCCCAGACCACCTTGGTCAGACCGCTGACCAGAGCCGTCAGGTTGGCCTGCCGGGTGCTACCCCCGCCGCCCAACGACCGGGCGGTGCGCCCCTCGCCTGCCACTGCACGGACCACGAACAGTTCGCGCTCAGACAACCCACCCTCCATCCCGCGCAGCCGACCCATCAGGTAGGCCTGCTGGAGAGCGGCCGGGCTGCGCATCGCCAGCCCTTCGGCCGCCGACCGTCCGCCGCCGATCATCCCGGCGTTGGCCAGTGCGGACTTCAGCCCGCCCGCCTGCGCCTCGAAGCACAGGCGGTAGGCCAGCCCGGCCTTGTGCAGGGCGACGGTGATGACGCCGGTGTCCTTTGCCGAGGTCAGCCCGTCGCGGCTGCGCATCCGATAGGCGGCGGGCGCATCCTTCCCCGTCAGCCGTGAGACGCCGTATTCGGCGCGGATGTCGCGACGGTCCGCCGCCGTCAGCTTCTCCCCCTGCGAAACGGCCTCGCGTTCGGCGTCCTGGACGGCGGCCTTGGCGGCGGCTTCCTCCCGCAGATACGCCGCGCCGATCACGTCGCCATCGACGATGTCGCTGATGACCACGGCCTGTTCGACCACGGCCTCGACCTGCGGACGGGCGGCTTCGGCTTGGCGTGCGGCCTTGCGGGCCAGCCTGCGCTGGCGATTGGACATCACAGACATGCGCCGCCCCCCTGCCAGAGCGACCGTTCCACGGCGTTCCGGCGCATGTTCCTATTTAACTTATTGATTGTCTTAAGATTAGAGAGAGAGGGAACGCATGGAACGCATGGAACGCACCTGTGGCGTCGTGTGCCTGCCTGCCTGTGCGCTCGCCGGGGAGTCCATTTAGGCGTTCCGACCGTTCCGACCGTTCCGACCGTCTCTTTCCGCAGCCTATTCATAGACTTCACCCGGAACGCTTGACGGAACGCCCTCGGAACGCCGAGAGGCCTTCTCCATCCAGGGGGTAAGGGGGATGGCCAGCGAGCGCTGCTTGATCCCCACGCCGAACGACAGCGGCTTGGCGGCCCAGGTCCGGTATTCCGGCCCCATGGCGTCGAGGTATTCCAGCGCGGTGCGATAGTCGCCCCAGCGAGTCTTCCCATAGATGCGGTCCAGCACCGGGTGATTGTTGCAGACCAGCAGCCACGGCCCGGATCGCCCGTCCTTGGCGTCCCCTTCGAAAATCCTCAGCCCGTGCGCCTTCAGCACCTCGTCCTGCCAGGTGCGGTCGATGACGTGGGTCTTGATCACCTCGCCCAGGGTGACGTGGCGGTCCCCCCGATGCTGACGACTGTCCCAGCCCATCAGGTGCGCCAGCGCCTCGGCCCCCACATTGGTCACCACCTCGCGGGCCTGACGATGCTCCAGCAGCGGACGCCACCGCGCCGCCTCCAGCACGGCCGTCGCCGCCGTCAGCGGCTCATCCTCCAGCAGCAGCCGCCGCCCGGCCGCCAGCATGGCGATCAGATCGGCGTTGCGCGGTTCCTCGCCCTGCTCGACCAGCGCCGTCACGATCGAGGCGACATCGTCGCGATACCGCCCCGCATGCGTCAGCGCCCGCCCCAGCAGATGCGGGGCCAGGCGCTGCGAATGGCGGATGATCCGTCCCAGCTGTCGCCGGCTGGCCAGCCGGGGCTGGGGCGCGTTGGGCGCGAGGTCCGTCCCGGTCAGCGGCATCAACCGCAACTCCGCCACGCGCGAGGCCAGGGCCGCATCCATCTTCGCGGGCGTGATCGCCACCATCATCACGCAGCCGACGGCCGTCTGGGTCATCGTCCCGCCGGCGCTGTCGCTCTGGACCCGTCGTGCGCCCGCCCCCGTGGTCATCAGCCTCAGCAGGTTCAGCACCTGCTCGACTGCGCCCGGCCCGTCCGACCCGCCCGCCTCGGCTTCGTCCACCAGCTGCGGCCGCGCCATGCCCGAGACATCCGCCCGGAACCCGGCCTCTGAGAAGCTGGACACGATGTCCCCCGCCAGCGCCGACAACAGCCCGTGGCAGAACTCCAGAAAGGTCGTCTTGCCGGACCCCTGAAGCGCATGCATCAGCACGTGCCCCCGGAACGGCGCCGCCGCCCCCAGCAGCGACGCCATCAGCCATCCGGCGACCACATCCGCCCCGGTCAGACCGTCGTCGCCGATCGCCTCGAACCGCCACCAGTCCAGCTGACGCCTGATCCATCGGCCATGCCGCCTGGACAAAGGCTCTCCCGCCTCGGGGGCCGGGGGGCGCAGCTGATACAGCGGCCCGCGCTTGACCTTCAGCGCCTCTGCGATCGTGCGGCTGACGGTCGTGCCGTCATACCGATAAAGGATGATCTCTTCGCCCCGATGCAGCACCACGCCGCCGTCGCCGCCGGGCCAGACGCCCAGCGACCGCATCGGCCGGTTCGCATCCCACTTGCCGGCGTCGCGGCAGGCCCGGTTAAACCACACGGCCGCCAGCTCGCGCTGGAACTTGTCGTCCTTGTCGCGCCAGTAGGACAGGAACGACTGCCCCGCCTGACAGGCGAAGATGTCGGTTCTCAGCATGCCGCCGATCTTGGCGGCGATCTCTTTGCGGATCTCGCCTTCCGGCATGGCGAAGATCACCCGCCCGCCGTCGAACCCCAGAGGCACGACGGGCGACATCGTCACGTCCGGGTTAGGAAACGCCCCCAGCATCTTTTCGCTGTCGTCGGGAGCTTGGCCCAGATAGTCGATCGGTTCGGCTTCGGTCATGCGGCACGCTTGGACTTGAGGGGTTGACCCGACAGCGCCATCACGCGTCGCAGGTCATCGTTCAGATCGGAGTTCTTGCTGGGCCAGACGGGCCGGGGCGTCGCGCCGACGGCGGTCCAGGCGGCGCAGGCCAGGCGCGCGCACAGTCGCGCCCTCGCCTCCGCTTCCAGCCAGTAATGGGAGGTCCGGCCGCGCGGCGTCACCGCCTTGACCTGGACCGGCTTCATGTCGCGATCGATGCCGATCAGCACGGCGCCCAGGCCGGGCCAGACGAAGGCCGGGACCTTCGGATCGGGCTGCGGATCATACGGGTCGATCCGCCCTTCGTTGTCGCGCAACACCCCGCCTTGCAGCCGGCCCAGCGACAGGGCGGCGCAGGTGCGGATGATCCGGCCGCTGCGCCGAAACTCCAGCGAGGCCAGCGACAGGGCGTTCTCCGCCCCCTCCGCCGTCGCCGTTTCCGGACCATCCACGCCGTCGCAGCCCGGCCCGATCAGCCATGCCCCGCCCGGACGGCCGTCACGCTGTTGCGGCCCCCACATCCGCTTGGCGTCCTCGCCTACGGCCTTCTTGCCCTGGGGCGTCAGATAGGTGGCGTGGATGCCGCCCGTCGCCACGGCGCGCATCTTGTCCATGTCCCACACCACGACCAGCAGCAGCATGGCGGGCGCGAAGATCCACCGCCGCTTCACGTCGTCCCAGCACCGCTGGGCGCGCGGGTGAAACCGCAGATTCCCCGACGCGGCCTTGACCACTTCCGGCGCGATGCCGCGCCCCAGCAGATATTTCTCACCCAGCGATCCGGCGAACGGCTGGGCCGTCTTCCACAGGTCGATGGCGATCCGATCCGCCAGCGACGGCCCCTCGACCACCTCCGGCGACGCCGGCTGCTGTCGCGGCTTGGGCGCAGGCAGGGCGCTGGACCCGACCAGATCGCGCACCGCCTCGACGGGTGTGACCCGCTCCATATCGCAATACAGATCGACCACGTCGCCGAACTTGCCGCAGCAGAAGGTCCGCCACGTCCGCTTGCCCAGCTTGGCCTGGAACGTCGATCCGCCGCCCGCCAGCGCCCGCTTGGGGAAGCACCAGGGACAGGCCCCGCGCCGATTATTGTCCGGCCCGCGCAGCTTCACATACCGGCCCGCCACGGCGTCCAGACTGACCTCGCGCTTGGCAATGTCGAACATCGACTCGGTCATGCCGCTGCCCCGATGCGAACGCCGTTCGCATTCAGCGTCGGGTTGTGCTTTACGGCCCGACGGAGGGACTTATGAAACGACTGATCGCGGCCGCTGTTCTCGGCTTGGCGCTTTGTGGACAGGCCAAGGCCGCCCCTACAGCGGAGCAGAAGGCGCGAGAGGTTGCAGACCTCCAGGCGCAGATCGGCATGCGCGTGGCGGCCGACCGCATGGCCGACCTCACGAAACTGCAAGTCGTCCTGACCGTGTTCGGCACAGTCGGACTGTTCTTGACAATCGCCCTCACCGCGAGGTCCGTCAGGGTCACTCAGGACGCCCTTCGAGATCAGCAGAACACCGCGAAGCGAGAGCTTCGCGCCTATCTCGGCATCTTGGAGACTTTCGTGGACCCCGTGATCGAAGGGCGTCCTGTGCGCGTCCTCTACCGTTACAAGAACTTCGGATCGACACCCGCCCTGAATGTCCGACGGATGGGAGTTCTCAACGTCCCTGTCGGCGACATCGATGAGCCTGAAGTCCGTATTCCCGACAATTTCGAGTGGACACGGGTTGTCGACATCATGCCTGGAGGGACGAGCAGTTTTCGAGTCACCTTTACAGCGGCGCTCGCTGAACCTCTCCTTCACGCCTTCCAGATCGGCGAGGCTGCCGTCCAGGTTTTCTCGGTCGTCGAGTATGACGATGTGTTTGGAGACAGCCACTCGCTCAGGATCAGTGAAGTTCGACGCGGCCCGGAGCTGTGCGATAACATCGTCAACGATGCGGCCGCTGACGCTGACCATCCTCGCCTCCATGATCGGACTATGACGGCTCACGACACGCCGCCTGAGACCGCGAACTGGAGGTCGCTCTGGCGGAACAGACGCGCCCGTGCGCCCGGCGCGATATCGACCACGGCGGGGCGATAGACGCCGCCGACCCGCGCCATGAACCGTTGCGGGCGCAGCGCCGGCTTCACCCAGATGAACCAGCTGTAGAAGGCGGCCGACGACGTCTCCGGATCATACCGACCCCTCAGGATCGGCAGGCGTTCGCTGAACGGCGCGATGGCCGTCAGGGGGCAGTCGGCATACAACAGCCGGTGACGCCCCTGCCCTTCCAGCACGCCCGTCCGCAGCAGCATGGCCACGCCCCGCCGCGCCTCGGCATAGGCACGGCGGATGAAGGCCTCGCACGGGGCGAACGGGGGATTGGTGACGATCCAGTCGGCGGCATAGGGGCTGGGGGCGTCGCCGACGAAGTCGTGGATGACGTTGCCGTCATACAGATAGGCGTCCGAGGCGTGGACGATGTCGAAATAGTCCCGCAGGCCATGGACCATCATCCCCGGTCCGCACGCCGGCTCCCAGCACGTCCGGGCCGTGGGATCGAACAGGCGGATGATCTCGCCGCCCGCCCGCGCGCCCCAGGGCGCCGTGGGGAAGAAATCGACGTCGTCTGCGTCGGGATCGCGGTGCGCCATCACGGCCCGCGCATTGCGCGGCGAACCCGGCGCATCGAAGATCATGCCGGTCACGACGGCGTCTCCGTCTCGTCGTCTTCCAGGTCCTCGGTCGGGCGGTCCAGCAGGTCCAGCCAGTCGATGGCCGTCTGCGCCACATATTCCAGCCAGGCGCGCAGTTGCGCCGTGCCCCCCCCTGCTGACGGTCCGGTCAGGCGCATCGTCATGCCGGAAACTCCGGCGCGACCCACGGATTGTCCGCCCGCACCGAGGCGGCGCGATAGTTGCCGCTGGACGACGAGGTGATGTGCCAGCCCCGGCATTCGGGACCGCATTGATAGACCCACGCCCGCTTGGTTGTGATGATGCCCGACGACAGCATATGCATCGCCACCGCGCGCGCCGTCGCTTCGTCGCTGAACCGCGACTTAAACAGACAACCCCGAACCTTTGCGTCCCGCGCGCGCATCAGCCGAACAGGCCCTGATAGTCGCTCCGCAGGTCGCTTTCCGCGCGGCCCAGCTGACGCGCCAGGTTCTGCCAGCTGACGCGGCGGCGACGCCCGGCCATCACATAGTCGCGCACGAAGGCTTCACCGGCGGCGTCGCCGGGGTGTGGACCCTTGACCGCAGGCGGACCGGACGGAACGGGATGCTGAGGGCCGATGACGCGCGGAGCCATGTCAGTCCCCGGCGTAGGGGTGAGCGGCGGGCTGCCCCAGAGTGTCGAGGGCCTGCGAGATCGCCTCGGCCCACTCGCCGATCTGCTCGGCCTCTTCCTGCCGCTGCACGCCGGTCAGCAGCAGGAACCGCTTGCCCAGCCGAACCAGCTTCATGAAGGGGCTGCTCTCGCCGCGATGCCCGACCGGCGCGACGCAGCTTCCCGCCTTCTCCGCCGCCTGGACAAAGCCGACCGCGTCCGACAGCGGCGCATCCGCTACCGCGCGCGCCTTGGCGACCAGCTTACGCCATTGCTTGACGTGGGTTTCCGACGGCACGATCGGCGCCTTGACCTTGCGCGCCCCGACGCCGCGATAGCGATGCCTCGGCGTCATTGCGCAGGCTCGCGAACGGCGTTCGCGACGATGGTCTTGAACGCGGCGGCGGGCGTTCCCGCCATCGCCGGCCACAACAGCCCGACGTCGAAGTCCAGGCCTTCGGCGGCGGCGTTGCCTGCGATCACCGGAACCCGCGCCACGGGAACCGGCGCTTGCTCAGTGCCGCGATGAAGCCACTGATGGACGGCGGATTCGCTGACTTCGCACCAGCGGGAAATGCGGCGCACCAGCAGGATGCGCAGGATCAGGTCGCGTGCGTCCTTGGCGCTCTCTGTCGAGGCGGTGGAAGCTAGGGCGTGACAACCGGGTTCGGGCATGACATATCGTCCTGACATTTTGTCAGGACAGACAAAGCCCGTGATTCGAGATCAACGTCAACGACGACGTCATGACGTTCTGTCAGATATCCACCGTATGGATGCTGACCTAACGCATATCGCCGACCGAATGTCCGAACAGGGCAAGACCCGCGCCGATCTCGGCCGGCTGCTGGGCCTCGACAGTTCGCAGGTCAACCGGATCTTCAACGGCAAGCGCCGCATCCAGTATCACGAACGGATCAAGATCGATCAGTGGTTGGGCGAGGCTGGCGTCCAGTCGCAAGCGCCTACGTCCGGAATCGTCGTGGCTGGACCCAATATGATTCCTCTCTACGGCTACGTAGGTGCAGCGTCAGAAGGACGCCTGACCCTCGCGGAGCAGAACCTGAGAGGTTATGTGCCCATGCACCCCGCCCAACAGCACGTGCGAGAAGCGTTCGCGCTGGAAGTCAACGACATCAGCATGTCGCCTCGATACGAGCCGGGCGAGATGGTCTACCTGGCGCCGAACCGTTGGCCTTCACGCGATCAGGATTGCGTCGTCGTGACCAAGGAAGGCGAAGGCCTGCTTAAGCGCTATGTGGGGCGTGATCACAAGACGATCACACTGCACCAGCTGAACCCGGACCAGGACATTCATGTCGGCATCGATCAGATCGAAGCCATCCACACGGTCGTCGGAAGAAATTAGTTATAGCGGCGAGCGTCCCGCTCTAACTCACGCCACACGCAGGCCTGCGAACTGCCGCAGCGGCGCTCGATAGCTGCTGCCCGCTCTTCCGGCGTCGGCGTCTGGTCGGGCAGGGCGTTGCCTATCGCAACCAGCAGCACCAAGCCGCCAACGACTACCGCCGCCAGCGTCGCCAGCACCTTCAGCGTCCCAACGGCGGCGCCGCCCTTTGACGCCTGATGCGCTTGGCGCGCTTCCAGCTGCCCTCTTAGGCGGGCGATCTCCAAGTCTTTTTCATCGATCATCTTGAGCCCGCCCTCACAGCCTTTGCGCAAGATTAGCGCGCATGACGACGTTCTACGCCTGACAATCTGTATTGACATAACGTCATGACATGATGTCTGACTATGCCCTGACGCCGCACCGATGCGGCGACGGAGCATGATGATGGAACGTCAAACTTCAGAGCCCTTCCACTACCCCGCCCCGTGGGCGGGTGTCGAATGGGGGAAGTCGCGCCCGATCGTGACGCCGCTGATCCTGCCGGTGCTGCGCCTGGTGCGCGACAGCCTCTGGGTTCTGGTCTGGGGCACGGTCGTCGTCGCCTTCCTGACTGCCCTGACACAGGCCGGCCTGTAATGGCCGCCGCCGCCGTCCGCACGCTTCAGCCTGCCGCCGAACGCTTCCTGTCGTTGTCGGAGCAGCTGAACAGCCCGTCCGTCCTGATCGACTTCAACCCCGGCGTCTGCGCCTCCAGCCGCCTCGAAATCCTCGACGCGCCCCACGGCCCGGCCCCTGCGGATGTCGTGCGCAAGGCCGCTCGCACCCTTGGCGTCTTCCCCGGCGCGCTGGACGCCGAGTTCGACGCCGTCTTCCCCGGCGATCCCGACCCCGAGGCCTTCCACCTGATGATCGGCGGACGCCGCGTCGGACTGGTCTACGGCATGGACCTGGACGCCTTCATCGACGCCGTCATCGCCGTCGGCGCGGCCAATCTGAAGCGCCGCAAGTCATGACCCCGCGCCTGATCCGCCAGATCGGCTGGGCCAAGGCCGAGGCCGAGCGCCAGCGCCGTCTGGTCATCCGCAACAACGCCGCGCCCCGCGCCCGCGAACATGCCCGCCGCATGGCCGCCCTCGCCGACGCCACCGTCGCCGACCTGACCGTCCTCGCCGGTCGCGCGTCGCCCGCCCCCTACCCCAACCGCCTCAAACTCTGGATGCCCGCGCCCGACGCGGCCCAGTTCGAACTGGAGAACGCGCAGTGACCGCGACCGCATTCACCCATGCCGACGTGCTGCGCCGCATCGCCGGCGACGACCCGATCGAGTCCCACACCGCCCTGGCGACCGAGTTCGGACGCGACCCGTCCAACCTGCGCAAGACGATGAAGGCCCTCGAAAGCGAAGGCCTGATCCTGCGTCCCGAGGCCGAGCGCCCCACCCTCACCGATCTCGGACGTCAGGTCCTGCACGGCATCGACGTCGCCGAAGGCCTTGCCTCCGACAGCGGCGACGCCAGCCCCGCCCCGCGCTGGCCTCTCGACAAGATCCGGCGTAACCCCAGCAACCGCGGCATCACCGAAATCTCGGGCTTGGCGATGGCCGAGGAAATCCTGGGCTTCGGCGACGTCATCGTCCCCGCCACCCTGACCCCGCCCGACGCGAACGGCGTTCGCATGCTGCTCGCCGGCGAGCGGCGCTGGTTCGGGTCCAGCATCCTTGCAGGCCTGCACGGCGACGACCTGATGCGCCGCGCCCTCGGCGACGCCGCCATGCCCGCCGCCCTCGCCGACGGCCTGCCCTTCGTGGAGCGCGAGGCGGACGAAGCCACCGCCATCCTGATCACCATCGTCGAGAACGGCGCGCGCGAGGACCTGTCGCCGTGGGAAGACGCCCAGCAGCTGCTGAAGCTTAAGGAGAAGACCGGCTGGAGCGGCGCCGAGATCGCCCGCCGCACCGGCCGCGCCAGCGAAACGAAGAAGAACGGCGCCAAGGACGTCCAGGACAAGCTGAAGATCGCCCGCGAGGCCACGCCCGACGCGATCTCCGACTACCTGCGCTCCGGATCATGGGACGACCTGCGCAACAGTGTCCGCGACCGCAAGCCGGTCGAGGCCGATCCCGATCAACTGCCGATGTTTGATGCCTGGGCGGACCCGGAGGCAGCGCGCCTAGCCCCGCTTTGCACCTTTGTCGCGGGCCAGCCGTATCTCCGCCGTTTCGATCCTCGCGCGCCCGACAGGACGGTTGGCGATGTCGCGCCAGACTTGGTCGAGGTCGGCGGCTTCGTCCAGATCGAAGCCGCCACCGAGGCGGAGACCTTCGAAGTCCTCTGCCTCCCCCGATCGCGCCCCTCGCCATACACCTACGAGACCTACCCCCAGGCCCAGATTCAAATCGCCAAACTCGTGGGGGTCGAGGCGTGGGTTTCAGCAGCTGGATACAGCCTTTCGGACATCGGCAATCACGTCCACCTGACCGGGGTCAGCCGCGCCACGTCGGTCTATCCAGATCGGCGGACAGCCTTGATGGCGGGCATCGACGCCATAGCCGAAGGAATCACGAGGAATAAGAACGGCAAGGTTCCTGTGGCGATCGCAGATTGGCTCGCTGACCCGACTCCCGCAGGTGCCTACGTCGTCAACGGCGTCGATTACCACAACGCCAGCCGGGCCGCCGAAGCCCGTCGCGCGGCGGGCATCGACCCGACGCCCGCCGCCAATAGCGGCGGATCAGCCCCAACCGCGCCCGCCCCTGATCAACCCGCCGAACTGACCGCCATGGCGCGCCTCGCTCTGGTGGAACTGACCATCAAGATCAAGCTTGCGCCCAAGCCGACCGGCGGCGAACACGACCCCGAGCGCCCGCTGTCGTCATCCGATCTTCCCGGCGCCTGGGCGCGATACGGCGCGCCGATCGGGGCTTACTGGACCGACCCCGCTTTCGCCGAACTGACCAAGGCCGGGCTGATCCGGGTCGTGCATCAGAAGCATGGCCAACCGACCCTGGCCACCCTGACCGACAAGGGTGTCGCCTTCCTGGCCGATTACCTCCCACCCAACATGCTCAGCCAGGGCGTCGCGCTTCAGCCCGTCACGGGCTCGCTTCTCCCGCCCGAGGGGCAGGACTATTTCACCGGATGGCTGGAGACCGAGTCCCGCCCCGCCTCTGCGCCCCAGGCCGCCCAGCATGACGAGCAAGACGCAGACGACGGCCGCGACGACTTCGGTCGAGACGCTGACGCCGTCGCGGCGGATATCGCCCTGCTGGGCGAGGTCCAGACCTTCTACCACAACGACGACGAAGAGCCGGACGAAGCGGCGGCCATGGACCTGATGCGGCGGCTGGGCGTCACCGGCCCGTTCGAAGAGGACGGCGACGGCGGCCTGACCGCTCTGGTCAACGGCAAGGTCGAAGCCCTCGCCTTCATCGACATCGATCGCACCATGCCGGACGACCGGTCCCGCGCCATCGGCATGCTGGTCGCATGGGCCTGCCGCGTCGTGTTCGGCGGCGACGCGGCCCCTCCGCTGACGACGGACATCGACCTTTCGGAGGTGTCGGCGCCCGACAATCCGGCCGTGCCGATCCGCAAGTCGATCCAGCCGGACTATCTGGTCTGCCTGGAGGACGGTCGTCGCTTCAAGTCGCTGAAGCGCCACCTCCGCACCCGCTACGACCTCAGCCCCGAGGACTACATCGCCCGTTGGGGATTGCCCTCGGACTATCCGATGCAGGCCCCCAACTTCGCCCGCAACCGCGCTGAACTGGCGGCGAAGATGGGTCTTGGCGGAGGGTCGAACTGATGCCCCTTCGCCCCGAACGCCCCGCTCACGCAAAGGTCGGAGGGCCGCCTAAGCGTTGGACCCGACTGGTCGTGCTCGACGCGGTCACCCGTGAAGAAATACCGCACGTGACCGAGGCCTCGGCCGCTGAAGGTTGGATCAGGCAGGTCCGGCGCGGTCCGGATGGCCGGATCGTTCGCGGCGCAGACGGCCCTGTCGTTGATCGCATCGAGCGTCCGATCGTGATCTGCGATCGTTGCGCGGACCCGGATGCGCGCGACGCCAGCAAGCCCCTGCACCCACCGTTCGACCACTCGCCCTCTCCCGGCCAGCCGACCCCGCCCGTCATCCCGCCCCGCACGCCGGAAGACGGACGCCGCCCCTCCACGCCTGAGGACGGCCAGCCCGTCACCACCCGATAGGACCCCGACGATGAACGACGTCATGATCGACATGGAAACCAAGGGCACGCGCGTCGGCTGCGTTGTCCTTTCTCTGGGCGCCGTCTTCTGGGACCCCATCACCGGACGCCTGGGCGAGCAGTTCGAGGCCGTCATCAACATCGGATCGTGCCGCGCCCTAGGGCTGCATGAAGACCCCGAGACGGCGGCCTGGTGGGACCGGCAATCCCCCGAGGCGCGCCAGATCCTGACGGACGTCGAGACGGCGCCGATGGGGCTGGGCGAGGTGCTGGACACCTTCACCGACTGGCTGCGCGACCACGGCAATCTGCACAGCGTCAAGGTGTGGGGCAACGGCGCGGACTTTGACCCGGCCATCCTGATCCACCTCTACGCCATCACGCGGAAGATGCAGCCGTGGTCCTACAACAACAGCCGCTGCTTCCGCACCCTGAAGAATATCGCCCAGGCCGAAGAGCCGCTGCGCATCGGCACCCACCACAACGCCCTGGACGACGCCCGCCACCAGGCGGTCTGGGCCGGACGCCTGTTCGCCGCCTTGAGGGCCGCCGCATGACCGCCGCCGCTGTCATCGACGCCGATGCCGCGCCGGCCAAGAACCGTCGCCAGCTGGCCAAGGAACGCAGCCTCGCAAGGCTGAAGACCGAGGGCCGTTTCCTGTTCGAGAACGTCGGCTATTTCGGCGTCGGCATCCGCGACATCGCCGAACGCATGGGCATGTCCACGGGCGCGGTGTTCAGCCACGTCTCCGACAAGGCCTCGCTCTGGCGCCTGGTCATGGACGGCCCGCCGCCGTCCGAACTGCTGGCGGAGGAAGTCGCCCTGGTCGAGGCGCTTCACCCCGGCTGGGGCTGGAACATGCGCAAGATGGGCGGCCAGTATATCGCCAGCCTGACCAGCCCCGACTTCCACCTCACGACCCACGGCGGCCTCAGCGTCACCGGCAAGGGCGACAGCCCGGCCAGCGCCCTACGCGAAGCCCGGATCGAAGCAGATCGCAAGGCTGGGCGGGCGTGATGACGAACGCCGTTCGCACCTTCGACCCGATCCCCGATCGCCACCCGCGACTGCTCGCATGGATCAACGCCTACCGCACCGCCGGCGTCCCGCTGCGCCGCCTCGCCGACCTGTTCGAGATCACGGTCGCCGAACTGATCGAGGCGGGGGCGCGCCCGTGATCCTGACCCTCTTCCACCGCCTGATCCTCATCCTCACCGGCAAGGAGCGCCTGCTGTGACCACGACCTCGACGCCTGAGTTCCGACCCATTTCCACGGCCGCGCGCAACGGAACGATGCTGCGCCTGTGGGTCCGCTATCCCAAAGACGGAAGCTGGACGCCTCTAGAAGACGCCCGCGAAAGTTGGACCATCGGCTTCAACAACTCCGACAACACCGAAGAGGATCGTTGGCAGGTCGTCGGCTGGAGTTGGAGCCACGACCTGCTGGTGGAAGCATCAACCGACGTCGAAGTGCTGGGCTGGCTGCCGTTTCATGGAGAGCAATACCACGCCACTCAGATCGCCGAAGTGATCGATGAGGGCGACGGTTTCTGGAAGCCTTGTTCGGGGTGCCAGGAAGGCGAGGACGGCCACGTGTCAGCGAAGGACTACCCCTTCAATTCCATCTTCCGCTGCCAGCCCGGCGGCGGCTGTAGCGAATGCGGCGGCCTCGGCGTTCTCTGGGACGATACCGACTATGACGCCATGACGAAAGCCATCGTCGCGGACATGGATTCCGAGGACGACAGTGCTGCGCGGCTCGATCGTGCGCACCGATCGCTGCGCGCTTTGCAGGAAGGGGCGGCTCTGGCCATGCCGTCCTTCGAAGGCAACGAGACCGTTTACGACTTCCTCTGCGCCATCCATCGCGAGGCGGTGAAGGGCCTGCTGGCGTCGGACGATGTTACGAACGAAGGCGGACTATCGGTTGCGCCCTGCGCCAAGGCGCCTGAGGGGGCAGGGCAAGGGTTCGCGGATAAGGTCGCTATTCGCGACGCAGCCGTCGCCTACCGCGCGCGGATCGCTTGCGACATCCTGGAGGGCTTCACCGACGGGATCGACGGCGACCGCCTTGGCGAACTCGCCCGCTGGGTCACGCGCGGACGCGCCCTGGACGACGCCGCCCTGCATCGCGCCTTCGCCGCCCCCTGGATCGCGGCGTCCGAGGAAGCGGGCTGGGAGGGCGACGCCGATGCCGAGGCGCGCAAGGACATCGATCGGCACACGATCACCGCTCGCGTGCGCGGCGTGACCAGTTTCACCCCCGACCAGCTGGCGACGATCTTCGCCCGGCATAACGAACTGAAAGCCACCGCAGCGAACGCGTTGGAGGTCGCAAACTCGCATATCCAGCACATGGCAGGGTGGATTTCGAAGACGAACGCCAGCGACACGCCCTTGCACGGCTATTCGTTCGAGGCGCTAGGCGAGGACAAATGGATCATCGACCAAGCCATCGCCGCCTTGAAAGCGACTGCCCCACAGGCCGCCTCATGAGCGAGGCTCGCTGGACGATCACTCACGAGGCCCAGCTCGCCGGCAGCGACGGAGAACCGTTGGCCATGGCGCTTGCTGCCGATCTCGCCTCGCGCGGGCTGCTGCGGTCGCAGACCCACAACTGGGATGACCGGATCACCGTCGCCACATCGGCGGACGGTCGGATCGTGGGCGTCATCTGCTGGCGCCTCAACAAATGGAACCGCGCCGCCTTCATCAGCCTGGGCGGCACGGCGCCGACCTTCCGCCGTCAGGGCGCCTATCGCGCCCTGTTCGAGGCTTTGGTCTCCGAGATCCGAGCCAACCACGCCGAGGTCGAACACATCGACTCCGGTCATCACATCGACAACGCCGCCAGCGCCGCCATGCACAAGGCGCTGGGCCGTAAACTGGACAGCCTCGGCTACAGCTTCCCGATCTCGCGCACCGATCTGGAGGGCCGGCCATGATCGTGGTCCGCGTCGAACTCTGGAGCGCGATCGACGGCCGCAAGACCGAACTGGCGCGCATGCACATCGCCAACGACGGCCACGCCACCGTCGCCAACTCCCGCCTCGGCGACTACCAGGGTGAGACCTTCATCGGACGCGACACCGCCGCCCTGGACAAGGGTCGGGTGTCCAAGCGCGGCGAGGTGCGCGGCTGGCGTCGCCACGACTTCCACATCTGGAATCTGGTCGCCGCGATGCTCGCTGACATGGGCTATCGGCAGGGGCGGCGGTGACGCGATGACGGCCGTCCTGACCTTCGCTCAGACCTGCGCCGAACTACAGGTTGGCGAGCATGTCTTGCGGAGTCTGATCGCGAGTGGTTCCTTGCGCGCCGGCAAGATCGGCAGCACGTGGCGCATCCGGCGCGACGATCTCAACGCCTATCTGGAGGCTATGACGTGCCCGTCTATAAGCGCGGCGACATCTGGTGGTACGACTTCACCGTCAAAGGCGAGCGGTTCCGGGGGTCCACGGGCGCGCGGTCGAAAGAGGTCGCCGTCAAACTCGAACGGCGCGAATACGACGCCGCGCTCTTGGGAGATCTACATAAACCCCTCACGCTAGAGGAGGCGACGGACCTTTGGTTCGCCGCCCGCAAGGCGGGCCGCAAGGACGCCCTCAACACGGCCCGCCGCATTAAGATTCTGCTTCGCCATATCCCCGGCGCGACGCCCTTGGCGGAGATCGGCGCCAGGACCATCACCGAGGCGATGAACGCCCGGCGCTTCGAACCCATCCTGCGCGGCAAGAACCGCAAGGACACAGGCAAGCTGCCCACCAACAGCACCATCAACCGCGATCTGATCGACAGCACCCTGCGCCCGATCATCCGCTACGCCAGCCGCAACCTTGAAGCCAAGGTCAAGGACATCCCCTGGTCGGACCTGCGCCTGTCCGAGCCGCGCGGTGTGGTCATCTGGTTCACGGACGAACAGATCGACGCCTGGGCGGCGCACATGCCCCACTGGCACCGCCCGGTGCTGCGCTTCATGCTGCGTTACGGCGTCCGACTGCGCGAGGCCTTCTTCGACTTCGACGAAGCGATCCACGACAGCCCGGCCGGGATGGATATCTACACTCGCGACCGCAAGAACGGGCCGCACGTCGTCGCCCTGCTGGACGAAGACGCCAGGGAAATGCGCGCCCGCATCGGCCGCGCTCGCGCCTTCAACGTCGGGCGGCCGGCACCGGACCAGCTGACGACGCCGTGGTTCCGCGAAATGAAGGACGGCAGCCTGCGCCCTATCCATTGGCGCGGCTTCCAATCGGCCTCCGACCTCGCCCTTGATCGCGCCGGCATCAACGCCCGCCCCGCTCACGATGCGCGACACCATGCCGGGACCATGCTGCTGCGCCTCAGCAAGGGCGATCTGGCCAGCGTCAAGGAACTGCTGGGCCACGAGGCGATCCAGTCCACCATGCGCTACGCCCACACTTCGCGGGACGACCTGCGCACGGCGCTGCGTCACGCATACGCCACACCAGAAGCGTCCGAAGACGAAAACGCCAACGAAAACAACGACAAAAAGACCGCTTAG